ATACAGGGATATTCGAACCCTGAAAGCGCCAAAGGAATAGCGTTTACCTTAGATGATAATAATTTTTACTGTATTACTTTCCCTAATCAAGCTACTTGGCTTTATAAAGAAAATGTAGGCTGGACTAATCTGGCTTATGGTGCGGCTGGTGCTCCTCATTTAATGAATTCTTATATCAATCTATATGGTAAGCATTTAGTATCGGATCGGCGCAACGGCAATATATACGAATTAGATTTCGACACTCATACGGATAATGGCGATATTATCCAGCACCGAAGAGATACTATTAACGTTAATGGTAAAACCTTTGGTAGACCTGGCTCTAGAGTCTTCTGGGATAGAATCCGGTTAGTTATCGAAGGTGGTACAAGTGTTATCACCGGTCAGGGATCTAATGCCAAAGTAACGATGGCGTATTCAGATAATTTCGGCAATACATTTGGGCCAGAAAGGGCAATATCTACCGGCCAGCAAGGCGAGTACGGCTATGAGCTTACATGGGAAGGCCTAGGGGAGTCGTATAACCGAGTATTTAGGTTTACAATGTACGAGCCGGTAAAGTGTGTATTTATTGGCTTAAGCGCTGATATAGAGCTTGAATCGCTATGACAACAGTCGATCCGTATACGCAGCCATTCCCGAAAACGATACAAGATAAGAGCGGGAATATAACGCCAGAATTTAGACAGTGGTTAGTATTTGATAATCGCTGGAAGTTCGATATGTGGATTAGGTCGGGTGGTAGTGATGATGCCGTTAGCGCCGGTTCAGACTCTCACGGGTACAGCGAAAACCTAATATCGTTATTGATTGGGCAAGTAGCGTTTTTAAAAGAAAGGGTTGATGCCCTGGAGAAGGAATCGCCTGCATTAATTAGCGCAGAGAATGAGTTTAACGACATTACAGTCAGTGGGGGAATTCATACAGCAGTAGATTTTGATGATATTACGGCAAAAAGCGGTGCATATATTTATATGCCTGAAAATCCAAGCCACCCAAGCACTATAATAATACGGAATGGTGATGGTAGCGCCATTACGATCGATGGTAATGGAAGGAATGTACGTGGATCATCAAAGATTAAAACAGTTAGACTAAATACGTCATTAGTTTTAAAATATAAAATAGATATTAATGAGTACGTAACGGCATGACTGATATTGTTGAAAGCATAAACCATGAGATAACTACAAAAGAGCTTTTGCAACAGATACTGGAAAAGCTATCAATTATCGTTCTTCACCAGGAGAAGGCGAGTAATGAAGTATTTAAAAGTGAGGATATAGATAATGGCACTGATTGAAGATGGTAAGGGTAGCGGAAAAAAAATGTCGGTATCATCGACTCAGAGAGGAAACGTATCGGCTAAAACCGCCCCTAGAATGTTCTACTCGTCCCGCGATGATGGCTTAGCGTATAACGCGGTTTATGATCCGATGACAATGGCAGCGGGCGAATATTCCGCTTACATTAAAAACACCTCATCTACTAGGAATTTGTTTATTTCTGAGATCGAATTCCACTCTGTCGAAAATGTGAAATGGAAGATTTGGTCAGTAACCGGAACGGCGGCAGCTGGAACGGCGGTAACACCATCCGAGTTAAATTTATCCAAGGGGATCCAGGCTGAAGCGAGTTGTATGCATGGGGATACTGCAATAACAGGCCTTACAGCTGTTTCCCAGGTAGGTAGTCACCGATCACAGGCGTTAAGTGATTCGGGTATGAACTTTCAAGGGAGTCTGATATTAGGGCCAGGCAATGCCATTGCTATTGAGTATGACACTGGAACGGCGGGTATTTGCTCGCACGATATATTTTTCTGGTTCGAAGATTTGGGCGCTAGCTAGTGACAAATAAAGTTCTAATAGAAGACGGCGACGGCGGCGGGCATTCTGCTGGAGTAACAGGGGATCATGAAATAAAAGTGATTGTATCTCCCTACCCGCCAATCGAGCGTCAAAAAGCGATACCGTTCAGACAATATTTAACCGATGACGGCACCGCTGCCGGAAATAATGATATGGGTGTTGATGGTAGTGTAACCAATATCGATTATTATATAGAGGCCGACAAATCTGACGACATCTACATTACATCTTTAAATTTTATAGTTGGTTATGGAACTACCGGACAACCTAACGAGTGGGCCGACGGCACAGCGTTAACAAATGGCTGTCATTTATTTTATGAAACCATTGCTGGTGGTAGTGATATCCATGATGGGATAAAAACTAACCAAGATTTTTTCAGGTTGATGTTTTCGCCGGTTCAAGCTAACTGGGAAGTTAGGCACGTCAACGCATCAAACGATTACGGCTATTTTATATCCATGGATCTAGCTAGAATGGGTCTTCCCTACGGTATAAAGCTGGATAGGGCATCAAGGCAAAGACTGGTTTTATGCATAAAGGATAATGTTGGTGCCGCCGCTGATTCGTTCAACTGCATTGCCTACGGATTCAAGAGGTTCGAATAATGACAATTACGTATAAAGATCAATCAATATCACCTTTAGTAGCTGGCGTAAATACAGTCTATATAGCTGGCACTATAAACGAGGCTAAGATCGATCAAGCCGCATTATTCAATACTAGCGCTTTAAATGTATCAGTTACCGGCACTATTAACGGTGGTCAGTACGTAAGTAGAATCGTTCCCGCTGGTAGATCGATAGTACTTCATGAGATACTTAACACAACTTTAAAAACTGGCTATATAATCACATTCACTCCAGCAACGGCTAGTGTAATTAATTTGAGCTTAAGCATCAAAGAGGATACAACGTGAGTGATATAGCTATATTAGATGATAATAGAGCTAAAATAACTAGCGCTGTTGGGTTTATGAAAACCTTGCCTCAGACTGAATGTCCAGTGATTCATAGGTTCGCGCCTAATTGCTATTTGCGCGAAATATTTATGCCTGCTGGCACACTCGTTATTGGTAAGATCCATGCTACAGAGCATTTTAATATAATTATTTCCGGATCCGCTGTCGTGACTCATTTAGATGAAAATGGCGAATTCGTACGGTCTAAGATAGGCGCGGGTGATACGTTTATAAGTCAGGCATACGTACAAAAAGTGGTCGAGATTATAGAAGATTGCACATGGCAGACGGTGCATGTGACAGATAAAACAGATTTACAAGAAATAGAAAAAAACGTTATTGTTGAGTCGTACGACCAAATAGAAATTGACGCTTTAATTGCTAATACTAAGGTGATTTTATGACATGGGTAGCTACAGCAGTAGTCGGAGCGGCGGTAGTTGGTGGGGCGGTTCAGCATGACGCGGCCAAATCTGCCGGCAGAGCTAGTGAGCGTGCAGCCAGTGCGGGTATAGAGTCCCAAAACGCCGCGCTAGACTCATTTAACGAAAGGACACAGCAGTTTGTTGATTTAGGTGGTCAGGCTGGCGATGAAATATCCAATCTTATTGGCTTGAATGGTGGTAATCAGCTTTCCCAATTAGATGAGATCAATCCTTTGGTGTCATTTTTGAGGGATCAGGGCTTTGAGGATATCCAAGAGAGCGCGGCGGCTGGCGGTAGGCTTGGGGCTGGTGGTACTCTTGAGGACTTGACTCAGTTTAATACTGACTTAGCGTCTACTGTAGTGCCTCAATTACAATCGCAGCGATTTAATCAGCTTGCAACCATATTAGGCATAGGCGGCAATGCTGCAACAGGTCAAGGCAATGCGGCGCTATCTACTGGTGCTAATGTAGCTAATCTACAAGGTAATATTGGAACAGCTAGGGGGAGTGCGGCGGTGGGTAAGTCAAACGCTATAACTAACACTTTAGGTAATCTGTCAGGTGCTTTTGGTGCTACTAGAGGCGGAGGCACTACACCTACAAATCAGCCGTTTACTAATGATATCGGCGGAGTTCAGAACCCTAACAGCTTTGAGGGATTTGCGTAATGGCTAATCAATTGGCAAGTTTTGACCCAGTATCAAAATTTCAATCTGCGAAATCTAATGCGTTATCGAATCAGGGTGCAGAATTCAACCTAAAGCAGGCGCAGCAAAATGCACCAAGACAGAACGCTTTAGCGGATATTCAATTACGCCAAGCTAAAACAGGTGAGCAAGTAGCTAATAGGTCTACAGGTATTTCGCAAGAAAACCAGCGCGTTCAATTTTTGAATCAATTCGGTAAGGCGATGAGCCAGGTGCAAACGGTTGAGGGTAGATTAAAGGCATCTCAAATGCTCGCTCCACTAGCGCAGAAAGTTGGTGTTGACCCATCTATTTTCACGCCTGATAACTTGAGTGATCAAGGTATTCAGCAGCTTTTAGCTACCACTGACGGGTTTATTAACAAACCTGAATCATTTACTACCGCGCAAAGAGACTTTCAGGAATCAACCAAAGGATTCTCTGATGAAGATAAGCAGAAAACCAGACGTATTAAAGCGGGTTTAGACCCTAGAGCTGTTGGGTCAGCCGTTCAAACGATTACAAATGCTGGCACAGCAGAAGATATCGCCGACACAGAATCCACACTAGCCGAAGGTAAAGAGGCTGGCAAGCTGGACGCGCAAGGCCGGCTACAGCCAAACATCGATAAGCAGCGAGCACTAGCTAAGGATGCGGCGGGCTTATCTACTCAGATATTCACACGGATTGAGAATGTAGAAAGCAATATTAGGAATATGGAGGAAGGTATAGCGCTAATTGATTCAGGGGCAAATGTTGGCCCTATAGATAAATGGTTGCCAAGCTTTAAAGCCTCCACTGTTAAAATGGACAACTTGAAAAATAGATTAGGTTTAGATGTGATTGGATCGGTCACTTTCGGCGCGTTAAGTGCTGGCGAGTTAAAGACCGCCTTCGATACTGCGGTTCCATCTAATCTCACAGGTCAACCACTAAAGGCCTGGTTTCAAGAAAGAGTAGAGGTTCAAACCAAACTATTAACAGCCCTGGAGGACGCGGGAATATTTTTGGCTGAAGAGGGCGCGAGTATCCCTAAATTAATGGCTAAGCGTCGAGCGGCTAGAAAATCAGGGGCGCAATCAAATACCCCAGATATTCAATCATTAACTCAAGAGGCTGAAGCGGCTATTGCAGCGGGTGCCGATAGGGGCGCGGTAATGGCACGACTACAGCAAATGACAGGCGGCAAATAATGGGCTCTTTTGATGATTTGATTCCTAAAACGGCAGGTGCGGGGGCGTTTAGTGATTTAATCCCTGGTCAACAGCCAGCACAGCAACAGCCCTTTACTTTCGTTCTACCAACAGACTTTACCACTGAAAGAGAAATGTCTTTACCTGAAGATAAGCGAAAAATGCTTGAAGAAGGTAGAAAGGTTCAAGCTAACCTCCGCGGCAAAACACCCCAAGAGCTTGGCCC